ATTGTAAGTGTAGCCCCGTACATTGCCTTTTGTGGCATAACGATCTACCAGTTTCAACCACATGCGAGCCAGTGTGTCTGTGGCCTGACCTTTGTTTTTGTCAAACTCGCCCGAATCTACATCGCCGCGCCAGTGCGATTTACCTACACATATCAAATTGTCATCGTCGTCAAACTTCCAATGCTGAAAAGGAGGAAAGTTCAGTTTGGTTTTGGTGTCTGCTACAGTCTTTGGATTCTTCTTTCTGCCAGGCTCTTCAGGAACATGATCAAACGTCATAACACGAAAGATCAATTCACGCTTCGTGATTTTTTTGTAGTCAATTTCGCAATCAGCCTGTTTTACTTTTTCGCCTGCGGTTTTACGTGCTTCGAAATCTGCCTGTGAAAGGCGTTTTGCTTTGTTGCGCTTGGCTTCTGCGATTGTGCGAATGTTAATCCTTTCTAGAGAAGGCAGAATTATATCATACTGATGATAATCGGGGTCGGTAAATGAACAGAATGTGGTTTTTGATTTGTGTATTTCTTTTAATAAATCTTTGTTATTAAGATAGTTAACTTTTCTCAACGATTGCTCCTAAGTTATTGTATTTATTATAAAGTATGCAGTTAATTTTGTCAACTAAATACTGCAAGGAGAAACAGTATGGCATTTGATCCTAAAACCCTAGGTACAGACATCTTAAGTAAAGGCAAAAGTCTAGCACTCGATGCTGTAGATGAGTCTGGCATAGGCAAACTACTGCGTTCAACAAACTTGCCTACAGGTGCCGAACCTGCTAGCGGAGGTTTTGTATCTGGATCGTGGGACGACGAAGAAGAAAGAGTAGATTGGAGAGTTCGTCTTAGTATACCTTCTGGATTGGCTCAAAGAACATTAAGTGATGCTCCAATTGTAACCAATCCAGGCGCACCGGGCGGAGAATCAGGCGAAAGAGGTCTTTCTTCTATTAAAAGCGATCCTCTTGATCCTTTATATGAAACTAGAGGCATGGTTTTTCCTTACACGCCGAATATCTATATTACATATTCTGCAAACTACGATAATCTACACCCTACGCACTCCAATTATCCTTTTCCGATCTATCAAAATTCTGCTGTAGATCAATTTGTTATCACAGGTGAATTTACAGTTGAAAATGCTCGTGAAGGTGCTTATTGGATTGCAGCGAACCAATATCTGCGTACAGTTACCAAAATGGAGTACGGCGGCGATTCTGCAAACACAGGTGCACCGCCGCCTGTGGTAAAACTAAACGGATATGGAGATTTTGTTTTTAGAGATGTACCTGTAGTTGTTCAACAGTACAACGTAGAGTTAAGTGACGCAGTTGATTACATAAAAGTTCCAATTGGCCAAAACGGTTCATGGGCTCCAACAAGATCTACTATATCTGTAACCTTACAGCCAGCCTACAGCAGAAACTCTGTTAATCAGTTTAGTTTACAGAAATTTGCAAAAGGCGAATATCTTAACAATGGTCCAGGATTTATCTAATGGTACAATATAGTTCGACTAGTCCTTGGAGCAGAACTACAATTCAGGGCGAAGAATATCTAGATTTGCTAAAAATAAGACCGGTGCCTGCAGATCCAGATGATTTTCTATATGCAATAGAATCTCAATATATATATAGACCCGATTTGTTAGCATATGATTTATACGGTAGTCACAAATTATGGTGGGTTTTTGCTCAGCGGAATATCAATGTATTAAAAGATCCTGTATATGATTTTGAACCAGGAATTGAAATCTATCTTCCCAAGAAATCAAGGTTACAAGAATTGCTAGGAGTCTAACAGATGGCAACTAATATTACAGTAGGCCCTCGTTCAGGACGACTAGGCGTAACCGGAGTTTTAGACCCCGTAACAGATGCAGCAACCGACGAAGCCTCTCAACAGCAAACACAATCTGCATCTTCACAAAACGATTTTTCGTATCCTTTTGCAAATGTTCTAGAAAGTTATGCAAGTTATTCCTGTGTATTCACTTTTGGTGTTCTTACAAAAAAAGAACAAGCAGACCCTGCAAATACCTATAGAAAAAACGGAATACAGACTATAATTTTTAAATCTGGCGGATCTGGTAATCAACAGGTACGCACAGAATATGAAAGAAATCTTGGAATTACAACAGAATATTTTATAGACAATGTAGAAATACAATCAACCACAGCAGTAACCAGTGCTACAAAACAAACAAATGCCAATATAATCAATTTTGAAGTGCAAGAGCCTTATTCAATGGGAGTTTTTCTGCAAACCCTTGCAGCATCTGTCATAGAAGCAGACCCTGGCAAACAAAGCTACACCGAAGCTGCTTATGTTTTGAAAATTGACTTTATCGGATACGACGATCAAGGAAATGCAATCCAGCTTCCTAACACTACACGATATTTTCCATTCAAATTGAATGGTGTCGATTTTAACGTAAATGCAGGAGGTAGCGTATACAGAGTAACTGGAGTAGCATGGAACGAACAGGGATTTGCAGACGAGGTACAGCTTGTTAAATCAGACCTTGATCTCAAAGGGGAAACTGTAGCAGACTTTCTTGCGAGAGGCGGAGATGGCAACGAAAGTTTGTCCTATGTTCTTAATCAAAACGAGCGCACTTTAGCAGAGGACAGCGAAGAACGCGGCCAAGAAGGAATCATCGACGAATACAGAATACTGTTTCCTAGAAAAGAAGATGAAACACTGCCTAGTGAAGAAGTTACAGAAGACAATAGCGGAGCAACTCGGTCAAACGAATCTAATGCAGTAAATGTATCAACTGGTACAGAATCTATCGATCCTGATACACTAAAGAGTCTTGAAGAAGAAGGCGTTCTAAATAATATCGGCTCGGCAAAAATTGTAAAGGACGCATTCGATGTAGGAAGTCAGTCATTTGCACGATCTGAAGTAGTACAGGACGAAGACGACGACGGAAACCTAATATTTAGAAGAGGAAATATTGAATTATCGTCAGACCTACGAACAATAAATTTTCCTAAATATATGCGCATCCAAGATATTGTAGAAGAAATTATATTGTTAAGTGAGTATGGGCGTCAGTTTGCAATCAGTGAACCAGACGAACAAGGATATAAAAAATGGTTTAGAATAGAATCAGAAGTATACGAAAAGTCTAATACCGCAGCAGAAACAAAAAGAAACCGAGCTCCAAAAATTTATGTTTACAAAGTTATTGAATATCTAGTACACGAATCTAGATTTTCTAATCCTTCTTATTCACCGCAGGGCACAAGCGAAATAAAAAGATTCATTCCTAAAGACTACAACTATATCTATTCAGGACTTAACGACGATATTATAAATTTTGATATCACTTTTAACACTGCGTTTTACCAAGCCCTTAGAACAGAACTAGGACAGTTTTCTCAGGATAGTAGAACTGCTGCTGCTAGTAGAGAAGCCACACAACCAAGATCAATTTATGGTACTCCAGACGAATCGGACAATCCACAACCTAGTCTACAAGGGCCTACTGAAGAAACTGTGCTTTCAAGTGGAATAAGAGGCGGCACCGGCGCCGAAGAACAAACCGAAACTGCTATTGCTCGATTGTTTAACGATATACTAGTAAACGGAGTAGACTTAATAACAGCAGACATGGAGATTTGGGGAGATCCTTATTATATTGCGGACGGCGGTATAGGAAATTATTCTCCGGGACAAGAATCTCAATTTGTGACCGAAAACAGAACAATAGATTATAGATTTAACGAACCGTTTATTAATCTCAACTTTAGAACACCTATTGATCTTGGAGAGGAAGGTAGCATGCAATTCCCTACAGCAGGATCTGAGCCAGTAGCCCAGTTTAGCGGAATATATAGAGTTAATATTGTTGTAAATTATTTTCAAGCAAACAAATTTACACAAAATCTAAGTTTGGTCAGAATACCTAATCAAGAAACAAGAAGAGAACGTGTTGAGCGACTGTTTCCAGAAGCAGATGTCGATAAAACTCTTAATCTTCTTGATATCCTAGCCGCAGGCACTGTTGCACCTGCGCCGGCTAATAGACCAAGCTTCCCACAAGAACCAGGATAGCAATTTATGTCAATAGATGATTCAAGCACACGGTATACTGGCGAATATAAAAGAAGTTCGTCAGATGCTTTATCAAGGACCTGGCACCCGGGACCTTATGTGGCCATAGTAGAAAGCCATCTTGATTCTACCTATATGGGTAGACTGAAAGTACAGATTCTTTCAAAAAAACAAAATGCAAATGATCCTAACAATGCTGGAGAATTTTACACTGTAAATTATCTATCTCCGTTTTACGGAGCCACCCCTTATGCTGGTGTAAGCAATCAAGAAGGCGACCAATACAGTCAAAAATCCTATGGTATGTGGTTTGTGCCGCCTGACATAGGCAGCAAGGTTCTTGTGATATTCGCAGAAGGCGGCGAAGGATTTTGGATTGGATGTATCCCCGAACAAGGCATGAATATAATGGTACCAGCAGTAAATCCTGCTACTACCTATAATTCTTCGTCTACCGAAGACAAATTGCCAGTAGGGGAATACAACAAAAAAATTGCGCAAGCCGGAGCGGTCAAGGACACAACAAAATTCATAAAACCTGTATTTTCAGATGCTTTAGAAACACTGCAAACACAAGGACTAGACAAAGACGAAACTCGCGGCTTAACTAGTTCAAGTGCTCGTAGAGAATTACCGTCTAGTGTCTTCGGAATTTCAACTCCTGGACCTTACGACAAAAGAGAAAATGCACCAACAGTAAATTATGGCAGAGTTCAAGATAATCTAAGAGTGTATCATAATAGGCTGGGCGGTAGTTCGCTTGTGTTTGATGACGGAGATGCTACTTTTTTACGAAAAGGACCCGCTTCTGAATCGCCTTCTGACTATGTAGATCTAAATCAAAACGAAACAGGCGGCGATAAAACAATTCCTCACAATGAAATGCTGCGTCTGAAAACACGGACCGGCCACCAAATTCTAATACATAATTCAGAAGACCTAATTTACATAGGAAACTCCAAAGGCACAGCGTGGGTAGAACTTACTTCTAATGGCAAGATAGATATCTATTCTCAAGATTCTATATCAGTACGAACAGGACAGGATTTTAATTTCAAAGCAGATCGTGATATCAATTTTCAAGCAGATCGCGATTTTAATGTAAAAGCAAAGAAAAATATTACATTCGAAGCAGAAAACGAAAACTTTCAACTTGTAGTTGGTAAAGACAGTAAAATTACAACAAGCGGCCAATTAGATATTTCAACTGAAGGCAACAATATTTTTACATCTAACGCCAATACAGAAATAAAGACTGCTCAAGATCACATTGAAAGCACCGGCGGTAAGATCAAAATGAACGGTCCTGAAGCAACCGAAGCGGAAAAAGCAACTGCTTTACAGACGTGGACTGTGTCTCAAGGAGAAACAGACACAATCATGCGGCGTGTTCCTTCTAAAGAACCGTGGCTCTCACATGAAAATCTCTCACCGTTAAATTTTACACCAGTAGAAACCGATATTAAAAAACTTGAAGAACGTCGCGGCCAGGGAATAACTCCCTTTCCGCCTAACGAAGGCGAATATAAGTTTACAGCTGATACCTTTAGAAGAGGCAGGTAAATTCTAGGTAAATATCGCTATGAGCTCCTTAGAAAAAAATATCTACAAAGACATCACAATAAAGTCTAACAAAAAACCAGATGCAATTCCAGAAAGCAGAGCATATCGCGGTATATCCACAGTAAATCCGGACAATCCTAGTTTTGTACTATACGATATTGCTCTAATAAAACAGGATATTATAAATCATTTTCATATTCGTCAGGGAGAAAAGTTAAGCGATCCTACGTTTGGAACTATAATTTGGGACGTTTTGTTTGAACAACTTACAGATTCACTGCGTGACCTTATTGTTAAAAATGTATCTACAATTATAAACTATGACCCTAGAGTAAATGTAGAAAATATAACTGTGGATAGATTTGACAAAGGTATTCAAGTTGAATGCACTCTTACATACCTGCCATACAGCATTTCAGAATCACTGCGCTTTAAATTTGATCAAGACGCCGGTCTGATATAATTAACTGCGCAGTTTTCTATTTAAAATAAATACTCTACTAGAGGAAATAGCGAATGTCATCAACAGATAGACAAAATAGGCTGCTTGTATCCGAAGATTGGAAAAGAGTCTATCAGTCTTTTAGAAACGCAGAATTTCAGTCGTATGATTTTGATAATCTACGACGAACAATGATCAATTATCTGAGAGAAAACTACCCAGAAGATTTTAACGATTACATTGAATCTTCTGAATATCTTGCTCTTATAGATATGATTGCATTCCTAGGCCAAAATATTGCGTTTAGAATTGATCTTAATGCAAGAGAGAACTATATTGAACTAGCAGAAAGACGAGAAAGCGTACTAAGACTTGCTAGACTGTTAAGTTACAACCCCAAAAGAAATCAAGCAGCAAACGGCTTGCTAAAAATTGACGCAGTGTCTACGACAGAGACAATAAGAGATTCTAATAATTTGAATCTCGCAGGGCAGACTATTTCTTGGAATGACCCTGCTAACACAAACTGGAGAGAACAGTTTCAGAGAGTGCTTAATGCTGCTTTGCCTCAAAACGGCAAAGTAGGCAACCCTGAAAAGGCAGAAACAATAAACGGCGTGCCTACTCAGCAGTACCGACTAAATGGAACTTCTAATCAGTTGCCTGTTTATTCCTACACTAAAACGGTGGATGGTAGAACTCTTAATTTCGAAGTAACTTCAACGGATATTACAGACCAGGATATAGTAGAAGAACCCCCTCTGCCTGGAAATAACCTTGCATTTCTTTTTAGAGATGATGGTCAAGGACCTGCCAGTTCAAATACAGGTTACTTCTGTCATTTTAGGCAGGGATCACTAGACTTCGGTAATTTTGAAGTTACCAATCCTAGTACAAATCAAACAGTTTCTATTGATGCAAAAAATATCAATAATTCAGATGTATGGTTGTATTCTCTAGACAGCACAGGTAATGAAACGGAATTATGGACGCAGGTGGACGCAGTAGAAGGTAACAACGTAATCTATAACAGTCTTGATCGCAGAGAAAGAAACGTATATTCTGTGCTTACAAGAATAGAAGACAGAATCAATCTTATTTTTGCCGACGGTGTTTTTGGCAATCTTCCTCAAGGAGCATTCCGAGTATATTATAGAACATCGGGCAATCAGAGAATAGTAATTAATCCTGACAATATGAGATCTATTGTAATTTCTATTCCTTATGTTTCTAGAAGAGGATCTAGAGAAACTATTTCTATTACTTTAGGATTGAAAGCAACAGTAGACAATGCAAGTACAAGTGAAACTAACGAAAGCATAAAAACAAATGCTCCTTCGACTTTTTACACCCAAAATAGAATGATCACAGGTGAAGATTATCAAGTAGCACCTCTGGGTATAAGTCAAGAAATCGTAAAAGTTAAATCGGTTAATCGAACATCAAGTGGAATATCTCGATTCTTTGATCTTATAGATGCCACAGGCAAGTATTCTAATACAAATCTATTTGGCACAGACGGAGTTGTTTACAAAGATTTTATTAATCCCAAAGACGGTTTTGTATTTGAAAATCTCACAGACATCGAAGGTGAGATTATTAACACTGTTGAGCCTATACTTTCTGACAACAAATTAAAAAACTATTATCTTGATCAATTCCCCAAACTTCTAGTAGAGGATCTAGGCAGTGAATGGTACCAAAGCACTAGCGACACAAATCAGTCTACTGGATACTTTGAAAACAGAAACAGTGTAAGAGTCAAGGTATCTTCATTTACCGATTCTAACATGAAGTTTGTAAAACTAAACAGTTTGTTAAAATTTGAACCTCCGGAAGGTTTTCATTTTATGCCAGATGGAACTTTAATGGCAGGCGAGGCTAATCACCCTGGCGCAAGGAACTATATCTGGACAAAAGTAGTAAGCATTCGAGACGACGGAACCGAATTAAACGACGACGGGATCGGTCCAATTGTGTTAAACGATATTGTACCATCAGAAGCAAAACTAGTTGAAATTCGAACAGCACTTCCTACATCTCTAACACAGGAAGTCGAAGCTCAGACGATCGATCAGATTTTTTCTTTTAGAACATTTGGTCTTCGCTATTCTCAAAACGACGGAGAGTGGAGAATAGTTACTCAAAATAATCTAAACACTGCACAGGAATTTTCAACAGGGAAAACAGGAGACACAACTGGCGAAAATCTTGATGCTAGTTGGCTTTTACTGTTTGAGACAGACGGAGAAAGATACACAGTAACCTATCGTGCGCTAAGATATGTTTTTGAAAGTGATAGAGAAATAAGATTCTATTATGATAGTTCTGATAAGATTTTCAATAACAAAACAGGAAAAACTGTTAAAGACACTATTTCAGTTTTGAGCATAAATCCAAAACCAGACAGCCTTGAAGCGTTTAACAGAACATTTGACTGGGAAATTGTAGAAGAATACCGAGACACGCAAGGTTATATAGACAGCAAGAAAATTCAGATATCGTTTTTTGACAGTGACGACGACGGTGTAGTTGACGATCCAGAAATATTCGACGAGATAGTAAATCAAGAAGTAGATGCTGTAGACAAATTAATATTCCTTGAATTAAAAACCTCAGCAAACGGAGTCAACGATTTTGTTTACGTCACTCCTGCAGAAATTGGTGTACAGGTATTTCAATCTAAAAGTGAAGTCGGCGCTCTAAGTCAATACGACGATCAAAGCCTATTCTACTTTGTAGAGCAGAACACATTTGAAATTCTTAACAGAGATACTGCTAGATTTAGTACAACGTCGGACTATAGAGCAAAAATAGGCCGAGATAAGATAAAATTCCAGTATTTTCACGCCGCAGATCAAAATGCAAGAATAGATCCTAGTGCTAGTAATATCATAGATACCTATCTCCTTACAAGAGGGTACGATCGACAGTATAGACAGTGGTTACAGAATGAAATAGATCAAAAACCACTTCCTCCTAGCAGTGATTCTCTATTTGTAAGCTATGGCGGAGAACTGAATAAAATTAAGTCAGTAAGCGATGAAATTATCTATCATCCAGTTAAGTATAAGGTGTTATTTGGCAATAAAGCAGATCCTGATTTACAAGCAAGATTTAAAATAGTTAAAAACACAGATCTTGTTATTAATGACAATGAATTAAAATCAAGAGTGATAAGAGCAATTAACCGTTACTTTGCTTTAGAAAATTGGGACTTCGGAGATACCTTTTATTTCTCAGAACTTGCTGCTTACGTTTTAGTAGAACTTACACCTGATCTTGCAACTTTTGTTATAGTGCCTGATCAGGAGAATCAGGTATTTGGTTCACTTTTTGAAATTAAATCTGAATCCGACGAAATCTTTATTAGCGGTGCTACTGTAGCAGACATTGATATAGTTGACGAAATAACAGCTTCTAGACTCAAGGCAAATGGTGCTATTGTTAGACAGTCTACATCTAGCGAGACAGGTATTACAAGCAATGCTGAATCTTATACCATGCCACCGGCTGGTACAATGAATACGATTAATCCAAGAGGACCAAATTACTAATGGCTTTTAATGACGATCAAAGAGAATTTCCTCTTTCTCCGCCGGACGATAGACGAAGAAGTTCACAACATCTTCCCCGTTATTTTCGTACTCAGACGAACAACAAATTTCTTTCAAGCACGTTTGATCAACTTATTCAGCCAGGTGTAACTGAAAAGATAAACGGCTATCTAGGAAGAGAAACAGCGCCGGGATATTCGCCTAGTGATTTCTATATTGGAGATGTTAGTAAACAGCGAGAAGACTATCAGTTAGAACCTGCAGCAGTAGTAAAAGACGATCTTGATAATGTGCAATTCTACGGCGACTACAATGACTATATAAATCAAATTCGTAGCCTTGATGGCAATGTAGAAGATCATTCGCTGCTAAATCGTCAAGAGTATTACAGTTGGAATCCACACATAGATTGGGATAAATTCGTTAATTTTAGAGAGTATTATTGGTTGCCTAACGGTCCGCAGAGTATACCGGTGTCAGGCGATGCAGTTGCTATTCAGTCAACATATACAGTTACTAACGAAGACAATCTTGACAACTATGCATTTGTGTTAACCCCCGACGGACTTACACAAAATCCAGAACTTACACTTTATAGAGGAGTTACCTATAGATTTGAAATCGATTCTCCAGGAGTTCCTCTTAGTTTTAGAAGTAATCGATTAACTGCTCCTCAGTGGAGAACCGGTACCTTTTATTCTGAGGGAGAAACCGTGCTGTATGAAAGACAAATTTATACAGCTAATGGTGCTCACAGATCAGGAAATCAGTTCGAAGACAATCAAGATTTGTGGGATATTAATACAGAACTTAATCTTTTAAACGAAGTATCTCAGCAAGGTGTAGAAAATGGAGTTATTGAATTAACGCTGTTTTCTAATACTCCTGACTTCATATATTATGTAAGTGACTCAGATGTAAATGCAGGCTCTTTAATTAGAGTCTATGACAAAGAAGAAGCATCATTTATAGATGTAGAACAAGAAATTATAGGTAAAAAAACCTATACGGCCGGAGAAGGTTTCGAACTTTCAAATGGCATGAAGATTAGATTTCAGGGCACTACTTCTCCTGAAAAATACCAGCAGGGTTCTTGGTATGTAGAAGGCGTAGGCACTGCTATTAAATTAATAGCAGAAGATGATCTAAATGTAGCTTCAGATTTTGTTCAAGACGAACAGATTAATTTTGATAGTGAAGGGTTTGATACAGCCCCGTATTCAAGAGCAATTGGGTTTCCTAGAGAAAAAGATTATTTTACAAGCAATCGAAGCAGCAGAGATGGAAATTTATGGAGCAGATATAACAGATGGTTTCATAGAGATATTATAGATCTGGCTGCTGACCTAAACGGCACAGAAAGAAATCTAGATCAATCTGCAAGAGCGGTTAGGCCCATAATAGAATTTGAAGCCGGTCTAAAATTATTCGACTTCGGTACAGAATCCAAACAAGCGGTTGACCTTGTTGACGATTTTACAACCGATGTATTTTCAACAGTAGAAGGCGCAGAAGGTTACAATATAGACGGTATTGACATTGTAAACGGAATGCGAATACTGTTTACTGCAGATACTGACATACGGGTAGTTGGAAAAATCTATCAAGTAAGATTTATTTTGTTTAGAGGCCGAAGACAGATAGCGTTAGTAGAAACTGAAGACTCTAATCCAATACAAAATCAAACTGTAATATGTAAACAGGGAAATTTTTATAAAGGTATTGTTCTTTATTTTACAGGAGATAACTGGAAATTAGCTCAGCAAAAGACATCTGTAAATCAAGAACCATTATTTGATGTGTTTGACTGTGATGGTTTTAGTCTTGCAGATCGTGAAGTTTACCAATCATCAGATTTTACCGGTACAAAATTATTTTCCTATAAAAGAGGTCAAGGATTTAGAGATACAGAATTAGGATTTCCTCTTACCTATAGAAGTATTCAAAATACAGGTGACATTGTGTTCGACTTTAATTTATCCAGTGATGCTATGACATTTTGTCCTAGCGATTCTGAGGTTGTAAATTCGACTACAGGATCTGGATATCTCAGACAATATTCTAGTATTGAGGATTTTGCCTATGTCAATGGTTATAAAAAAGCAGATTTGCTAAGTTATCAACCTGTAATACGACAATACGAATATGAGTTTGGTCCTCCAATATTTCCTATAGATGTATATGACAGCAGTGGTCTTTTAAACGATTTAAACATCAAGGTGTTTGTAAACGGCGAAAGAAAAGACCCAGAGTCAGACTATCAATCTGGGTTTGACCCTCTTGATCGAGTTACAATTATTATACCTGAAGTTCGACAGGGAGATATTGTTCAAATTAAGACACGTTCTTCTCAGCCTAAAAACCAAAACGGCTTTTATGAAATCGCCAGTAATCTTGAAAGGAATCCTCTTAATGCCGATGTAAGTCAATTAACATTAGGAGAAATAAACGATCATGTAAGAACTATTATAGAGGAAGTCGAAGAGTTTGACGGTTCGTATCCCGGCACTAGCAATCTGCGTGATCAAGGGGACGTGTCTAAGTTTGGTAGGAGAATTATAAAACACAGTTCTCCTCTAAATCTTGCGCTATATCATCTTTTAGATCACGAGGCAAATCTTGTTAAGGCACTCAAATTTGCAAGGCAGGAATATGCAAAATTTAAAAGAAACTTTGCGCAGATAGCCGCCGATTTAAAATTTCAAGGAGCAATTGACGAACATTTTGAATTGGTTATGCGTGGTATTATTGAGGAAAAACCAAACAGCGATCCATTTTACTTTTCAGATATGCTTGCTACAGGAGGCAAGAAGACAGCCCGGTTTACTGTGACCTCACCAGACCAACAGTTTTTTGCTTTAAGTAACTCGTTCAATTTAGAACAACTTAGCGATAAGGCCGTTTACGTATATCTAAATGGAATACAGCTTATTAATGGAAAAGATTACACATTTAATAATGAAGGGTTCGTGGTCGTAAATGCTGAAATTGAAAGAGGCGACGAAATAGTCATAAATGAATTTGAAAACACAAATGGAAGTTTTATTCCTGCAACTCCAACAAAGCTAGGACTTTATCCTAAATATGCGCCGAGTAAGTTTATTGACGATCGGTACATAACTCCAAGAGAAGTTATTCAAGGACACGATGGCAGTATAATAACAGCATTTGGTGATTTTAGAGATGATCTATTTCTAGAATTAGAAAAAAGAATATACAATAATATCAAAATCAAATATGATTCAGATCTATTTGATAT